TAGGAAATTTTTCTTTGTCTTTATAACAAAGATCTCCTAATTTAACGACTAATCCAACGACAGTTGTCATTTGAATTTTATCTTGTGTTTCATCAGCTAAAAGTAGTCCACCTTTTGTCTTTGCTTTTCCAGACCATGGTCTTACAAGCATTCGGTATCCTACTGGGGTTGGTATAATATCAAGATATTTTTTGATGCCTTTTGGATCTGTTGGAATTTGTGATTTTACCTCTTCTTCTTTTTTTTGGTCATTACCAAAATCAGTAAGTTTAGGCTTAATCAATTGTACCATCGTTATCCTCCTTATGCAGGTTTTTAATATCCTGAAGCAGCGTTTCTAATGCGCTGAGTCTGCCCCTAGCATACATCAACTGAGATTCTGTTTCAACCCCATAGCAGATATGATCTTTAACATTCTTAATTTCTTTGTTAATTACATTTTCAATTTGATCTCTAGTGTGTGGATCTAACATTATTCTTCTCTTTGAAGACAAACTTTATGTTTACCTTTTTCATAAATTTTAAAATCCCAATATGAAATTGCAGCTCTAATAACTTCAAAATTACATAAATTATAATCATCAATTATAATTCTAGAGCCTATTCTAGATCTTTCTGCAAACCAAAGAGACTCTCTTAAAATATCTTTTGTGGTATGAGGTCCATCTAAAAATACTAAATCGTATGTTGTTTTACTCAAGTTGAATATTTCCATGTATTGAACATCAGTCATATTATAAAATTTAAAATAAGGATCAGTTGCAAAATCTTTAACCATTTGATCTCTCATCTCATTTGAATATTTAGGGGCCTCTGAAGTCCACTTGCCATCTCTTTTCCATTGAGGATGATTATCAAAATGATCATATTCTAAATCCCCATAAGGATCTATCGCATAGTGTTGATAGTCCATTTTATAAACTCTGGGCTCAATACTCATCATAATTATTTTCGACCCTAAACCTTCACGCACCCCAACTTCACAAGTTGTTATTGATTTTTGATCTTTTAAAAAAGATAATGTTTCAGACCACTTTTTTAGTAACTCGTATTCTGAGCTGTCTCCTCGAATCATAATTTGAAGGGTATGAGTGCTTTTAATTTTTCTTCAGCATCTATTATTATTTGTAATTGCTTATCTATTTCATCAAGATGTTGAGGATGTTCTCCAATTCCTACTGAATTGGTCAGATATATCTTTATTGTGGCATCAGCAGAGGATATTTGAGCATTATATTTATCCTCTAAAGCTTGTATTAAAACCATTTTAAGATCCATAGAGAATCTATATATTAATTATTAGGATTGTAAATATCTTTTATTTTACCTTGTTTTTGTAATTTTTTTAAATCACCCTTAGTCATTTTAGAATAATCTACTTTTTCAGATTGTTTTTTTGGAGTAAATAATTTTTTGAGCCATTGCCAAATCATTTCTTTCCTCCATTACGAAATATTTGTGTGCCCTTAATACCGTAGATGCTCGCTACGACAAGAATCCATAGATTAGTAAACCATGACGGAAGCTGCGAGAACATCTCGAAGAACAATTTAACCTTGTCCATTGCTGTTGGGTCATCTGATATAACTGCATATGCAAGCACCAACACTGGCAAACTGAGAATTATCAAAACGGCCTCATCTTTCCAGTCCGATTGTCTAGCTTCTAAGAGTTTACCCTGATAAGCCTCCTCACCACGTGCTTGTCTTTCTGCATGTAATAATTGTGCATCTGACATTGCCATCTTTGCTTTTTGCTTGTTTGCGTATATCTTACTTCCTGCGGATACCGCTAATTTAATTGCTTGAAACCACATTATTTAACTCCTACAAATTTAGATCCTTTTATCGCTGCACCCATACCCCTAATTCCATCAGGTCTATGAGGGCAAGACATTTTACTCATTTTTCCACTTTTCATTTTAACTGGAGGAACTTGTGGATTAGGTCCTCTTTTAGGTGGAGGTCCAGAGGACACTCCACCAGAATTATAAGCTACAAAATTAAAAAAATTATCTTTTGGTTTTATTAATAATGGATCAATTGGTTTTTGAGCTTCAATTGGTTTTATAACATTAGGTTGATTATTCTGTGATGGTGAAGGACCTCTATCATCAGGTCTATCAGTTGGTAATAATGTCTTTTTTCTTTTAGGTGCAAATATTGTATTTTGATCAACTGCTGTCTTATACATAAAATTACCACCAGGAACAACTAATCCAATCATAGTTCCAATTATTTTATTTTTCGTAGTAGTGCTTGGACTAATTAATGCTTGTAAATCTTTTCTTTGTTTTTTTAAAATATTTCTTTGAAATTGCGATTTAGGTCCAACTGCACTTCTATCAACAGCTCCAGGAGTAACTCTTCCTTCCATATTACCTCTAGCTTTTGCAGCTCTAGCAGCATCTCCACCTCTTGCTTTTATAACTTTTTTAAGTTTGCCAGAATTTTCCATAGCGTAAAAAACTTTTTCTCCTTCCTTTACACCATATTGTTTTTTCATGGCTTTCATTATTTTTTTTCCTTTTTCATTTAATGGCATTATGCTCTTCTCTTTCTTAAATTTTCTTTAGCCTTTTTAGCTATACTAACAACTTCTCTTTTACCCATAACTTTAGCACGTTGTTCCATAACTGTAAGTATTTGTATTTTTCTAGCAAATGGTTTGTTAACTTTGTTAACTTTAGTGACAGTAGCTCTTGCATCACTAGGAGTTGCAAATTTTATTTTTACTGTGTCCCTTGGATTTTCGTCAGTGTATAATCTTCTATCACTTCCAGGTGGTTTCTTACCAGTTCCTTTTTTTGGATCAGCCATTATTTCTTTTTACTCCTTGCTATTTCTAATTTTTCTTCAGCTATTCGTATTCTTTCTTTCGCTTGATCTTCATTATTTTCTAATTTCATTTTTTCTATATCTAATCTTTCATCAATTTCACTTTCTTTAATATCCATATTCATCATAGCCTCATCAGATTTACGTTGCATATCCATAGCTCTTAAATCTAATTCTCTTTGTTTTAACATTACAAGTGGATCTTGTTTTTGTCCCATAGCTTCCGATTGTGCTAGTTCCATAGTCAATGCAGCGACTCTATTAGCAATCATAGCAGCTATTTCTACTTGAGCACCTTGAGGATCCGATTGTAATCTTGCTTGCATCATAGGATCATTTGCTATTGCAGCTCCAACTTCTCCTTGTGCTTTCATTGAAACGTGCTCAGATATATGTGCTTGCAAAGCTGTATAGACTTGTGGGTTTATTTGCACCATTCTAGTGGACATGAAAGCTCTATGTGCATTAATGTGGGCATCATGATCTTGATCTGGAAACGCTTTTAATGGTTTCATAGCTAAAACATCCATATTTTCTGTAGCTGGATCTTTTGGTACTGGTCTTTCTACTGGTTTTAAAATTTGATCGATATCTTGTGTGCCTAATGCTTCATAAACTCTACGATATGCTTCTCTTAGGTTATGCATCATAGGATTTGACATAGCAATTTTTAAATTTTCATTTGCTAAGGTAACTCTTTGTGTCATACTCATGATATTTGGGTCTGCAACCGGTAAAACATCTACTCTATCATCGAAATCTGTCTGTTTTACTGCTTGATCTGCTCCATATACGGTATATGGATAGATTGGTGGTAGATAAGTTGCAAAAACTTTAGATAAAAGTCTAAATTCTCTACGCATAGAGTAGTAACATCGCTTGTGTATAGCACTCATGACCCTCGAACCTCGTTCCAATAGCGAAACTGTGGTACCAACTGCTCTATTTTGCATGTCATTACCAGTATCCATGTTAGTTATTGCTGCAAATTTCTGACCTGCTTGCACAACAAAGCCCATTAATTGGTATAATGTAGCTGAAGGTTCCTTAAATGGTAAAATTTGAAACTGATCTTTGATATTTCCTCCTGGAGCATCAACATCTCTAAACTCTCCAGGTTGAAATGGTTGGTCATCGTCACGAATTCTTATGCCTCTCGACTTAAATCCAGCTGGTAAGTTAGATAATGTTCCAGCATCAAGTAGTTGTCTTAGCGATTGAGTGGCAGTTCTACTTAAACCACCTATCATATGAGTTAAACCGAAGCCATAGAAACCTAAACCTGGTAAAAATTTAAAATGAACAAAGTATTCTTTTCTTTTTTTCAGTTCATCGTTAGGATCATAATTACGATATATAGATAAAATTTGTCCTGAGCCTTCATCTATTGTTACAATGTAAGGAACTTTTACTTGTTTGTCAGGATTTTCTATTTCAAACTCTTCTAAATTACAATCTACATGCATTTCTAAAATTGAAAAAGAATATTGTTTGTCTGCAGTAGGAGACACTCCTTCTAATTCTTGATATTTTTTTTCAATCTCAGAGGGGCCACTTTGAGTTGGTTTTAATTCTACATCTCTATAGAAACCAGCTTGTTGTTTTTTAAGAATTTCATTCTCCCCCATTTTTATTACATGTGTAATTCTCTCACAATCCATTAAATCTGTTGCATAATAAGGAACCACTAAGTCCTCTGCAGGAATAAATTTAGATACAGCTCTTTGCATAACTTCATCATAATAAACTTTTTTAAATGCTGATCCCGCTAGAGCTAAATAAAATAATAATTGATCAAACTCAGGAGTATATTCTTCCATCTCCTCAGTAATCATGTAATTCATAAAATCTTGAACACGCTGCGCTTGATTTATTTTTTGATCATCCTCCATCCCCAAGACTCTTGTTCTAACTGGTCCTGAAGATGGAAGTAATTCTTTATAAGCTTGCGCTTGAAATTGTGTAACAGCTTCTGATAAAAGTGGATGAGTCACGGATGCCGACCCTCTAAACGGTCTAGTCATCTCAGTATGTTTTATTCCAAGAAGATCTAAATTATTTGTGTAAGACGTCTCCCAATCTTTTCTTGAAACTCTATCTTTTTTATAATCGTCAAGTAATTGATTAGACA